TTTGAGTTCAGCTAAAACATTGTTATAATTAAATTTTAAATCCCCCCCCCCAACTGATTCGGGAGACGCTGAAGTAACGTTCATGAAGTGAGTCGGCCCAGAGCCCCGTTGGTGAGTATATTCAAAAGTTGTTATATTTGCTAAAAGATTTGGCATGGTGTCCCATTGGTCGTCGTTGCTTATAAATAAGAACGTATCGTTGAACGCTCCGTCGATGTACCAGTGCTGATTCATTAATGTATTTTCAATCTTACCATGCGGGAAATTAACAACTATAAACCCGTGCATTTTACCTGTTAGGTTGCCCTCGTCATCTATTGTCGGGCAAGTACAATCCATATAGCGGCAACCTCCAGCTGGTAAACTGGATGAACCGACACTCCCACCTCTGAGACTGTTCTGAATCTGCCACAGCAGAGTCGTCCCATAAGGAAGGGTTTTCATGTTTTTCAATTCTCCCCATGTTCTCCCTTCAACCTCGGTCGATGTCCCTTCTTCCTTTAGGATGTTTTTAGATAGATTTGGGTTATCCTCTTCGACCTTAACTATGAAGTATGACCCCTTTGCGGCACCACCGTTAATGAGCCACTTGGTGAGTAGTCCTGCTGTATTTACATTGTTTGCATTGTCTTCGGTCTGAGGAACAGTCCATCCCAATTCACCAAGGGCTTTTGCTGCTAGATCTCTTTGGTATAGGTTAAAAGTGTCGGGGGAGAGGGTGTTCCTGCTATTATTCCATAGAGCGAGAATTTCAGCTATTTCCTCTCTGACAAAATTTTCAGCGGAGTCCGTTGTTCTAGTAAATTGCCCATCCTGCACAGTAGGGTGACCGAACCCCCAAAAAAACTTGGAGGCAGCTAATGTGCTGGCATCTGTCCAATATAAAGATTGAGGTCTGCTCTGTGCATTAGCGTGTAGCTGATCGTCCTCCAACGTTCCTCCCCGAGGAAAGTGTTCGTCTCTAAAGGACGCATCAAGTTGGTTGTCTCCGTCGCCTCCATAGTTTAATTGTCCGTCGAGATACCAAAAAAATCTTTGAGCGTTTAAAGCATCGTTCATAAAAGCCCTAATGTATAGGGTTACCAAAGGAGTGGCCGTCTCCCTGCTGCTGAAGTAAGCCCTCCGACTTTGGAAGAACATGCTTATATGGCTGGGGGCGACTACGGCTTCTTCGGCACTCACCTCCCCTCTCTCCCCGTTATGGTATAAAGTAGATATTTTTCCGTCTTGGCTAAGATGTTTCTGGTCGAGAAGGGCAAGGCCGAAACTTTTTAGTGCCCTTATCCCCGTGCCCGCCCCGCTGTCCAAAGACATTGAGGTAAAGGTGAGTTCTTCTTCTTCTGCGGATGGCATTTCATTCGCATTGGAAGGGTCAGTCCCTATTGCTATAGCAGTATCATTAAGATAAATCCCTTGCAGGATGTCNATCCCTTCCATTACTCTTCCTAAAGGATTAACTAAACCCGCGATAGGTCCATCACTAATCAGATCAATAGTTTCGGCATAACTAAAGGAGGCTCCGTATTGTAATTCCCCCATATTAGGGGGCAAGAAAATAGGAGGTTTGGGTTTTTGACTATTTTTACCCGCACCAGCGACCTGTAACTTCTTTAATATGTGGTTCATTAAGACTCTGCGCCTACGGCGCTGGTGATAATAATAATGTCTTCGCTCAATCCTAAAGAGTCTTCTCGCTGCTGGGACGGGGTAGGAGGTGCTCGCATGGCTTGCTGTGGCGCTTGGTGTTGGGGGTATGACTTAATGCTTGCTTGTATCACTTTAGACCCCACTCTTAAGCGCCCATATCCAAGAGGCAATGCCGCTCCTTGACTTGCCAAATTCTCAGGATTACTAAAAACTTGAGACTGTGCAGATGCCCGAGCTGTTCCTTCCACTTGATCTACTTCAGGGGTGGGACTTAAAGCATAAGAAATAGCTGCGAATACTACAGAGGTCACCAGCTGGGTTAAAAACGCACTTTCACCGATCATTACAAGAAGCGCGCCTACAGGGCCACTCCCTGCAATAGCTGGGACTAAATCAATAGTGTCGGCAGTATCTTGATTTTGTAGTTTGCTTTGAGCGTTGAGCCTTTTTTTATTAATAATAATTTCATACATACATCCCTCTTTTTGTAACTGTATAACCCTTCCAATAAAACCATCCCTATTGGCGTCAATGGCATGTAGCACATTTTTAGGTCTCCCTACGTTTAAGTAGAAATTTTGTCCGTATTCCTTTGCCAAAACTCCATGTAATCTTATGTTTGTCATGCCACAGCCTTAATCCTTTCTAGTATCTTTACATCTCCTTCGGTGGTTTCGGGAGTATAAATATTTATTTTTTTGCTATTTAAGCTGTATATCAAAAAAGTCTGGCAACAATTATCTGCCATTTTCACATCGAACTCTGATGCCGTCTCATCCCCTACAATATGGCTATGGAAAATAGCCACTACCCCATAGGTATCTTTAAAGAGTAAATAATTTAAAGAATTAATTAAGAAAAGAGAAGAGGGGTCGGGCGCAATATTTTCTTCCTTTTGAATTATATATTGGTTTGCGCGGTAATCGTAGCCTAGAAAACCGCAAATTTCCCTTTTAAGATTCTTGTGAGAAAGCTTCTTGATATATTCAAGGGCTTCTTTTTCTCCTTTAATACGGGCCACCATATCTAAATCCATCAGTTCCTGGGAAGCCCCCAAATCTGGGGTTGTCAGGGGTGGGGTTTTTAATTGCTGTGGTGGAGGCGCTGGTATAAGTTTTAGCGACTCCCGAAAAGTCACCGCTTCCCGTTAAAGCGGTATTGTTTCCTGTGTGGATATCCAACATCCCTATGGTGCCGTCAACGTGAACAAGTCCCGTGGTTCCATCCCACCACGCCACTAAACTGTCTTTGCCATACAGAATGGGAGCGGCTCCTTCTGGTAATCCATCGCCAGTTCCACCCGTCAAAGTAGTCATATTCCCGACACATTCGCCATATAACCGTGGGATATGAGTAACACGATTATCCGTTGTTTCCCAAGGGGAAACGATTCGCTTTCTTAAAAAACGAATTTCTTCTTCCTTTATCGCCCTATTCCACAGCCCCCACATCCCTAGATGACCATTAATAGTAGATATGTGGGGTGGGTTACCCTCGTCGTAATCGCCCTCATTTCTAAAAAACTCCACTCCTCCGATCATAAATGTTTGTGGGAGCATTGGTTTGTAGCTATCCCATTCGACCTCTGTTCTTTGGCTCCACGAAGCGAAGTTGCCTAGATTCTGTGAGAGTCTGGGACCATCTCGTTCATTTGGATTATCGGCGCCTCGCACCCCTGGGATTCCTTCTCCCTGTCCATCTACATAAAATTCTAGTATAGTGGTTTGGTTGTCTCCTACTCCATTAATAAAGTTCGCGGTTCCTGTGCGGTGTCTTATAATATATTGGTGCCATTCTTCAGCGACCGTCTCTACTGATTGGGTTATATTTAAAAATTGAGTGCGCCATTCATTCTCGTCGCTACTTTTGGTAGTTTTATGAATATTATATCCAATGTATTGTGCTTGGATATTGTAGGTTCCTTCGACCCCGTTAGGATTTGAGTTTTTGTTGATATTTACAAATCTCGCTGCGGGGAAATTATCACTTCCAGCTTGGGAGGTACTGAAAATACCCGCCCCTTTAGGAGAGCTATCATTAACATTCACCCACCCGACGACAGTCCACTCTTTTCTGGGGTCTAATACCCCCGTAACGTCAGATTCTGTGGTATGGAAGAACCCGCTATTTGCGATGTCGTTTACGTCGTCTTCTAGGAGGCTCAGTCCTGACAGTCTGACCGCTGGGAAGGATGTCACGGTGCCGCCTTGGCCGAAAAGCACATTGTCAACTGAATTGAATCTCTTCCGACATGCGGTCAACTTTTTGGTGCAGCCATCCTTTTGCCAGTAACTGGGGTTTTTTTCAGGATTATTCCCCACGTTGCTATTTGCTACAGATACATAAACAGTCTTAAGGGGAACTCCTTCGTTATTAACATCCCCCCCGCCATATATAGGAAGCAAGATGGTGGGGCTCTCCACTATAACTATATTACCCTCGCTATATTCTCTATTTGCATTCCATATAATACTTTTGTCAGACCAAAAATTGCCTTGTGATGTACCAAGAGGGTTATATTGAGGCACCACTGGAACCTTGCCTGTAGTCAGAAAGGGTTCTCCATTTTCTCTCTCGATAGGGTGCCCTTGGTATCTACATCCTTCTCCCCTATATTGCCAACAACAAAATTTAGCTTGGATTCCTCTAGAATTGACACTAAAGTTTTCTAAATCTAAGGGAGAATTCAATTCGAATTCTACAAATATCTTAGACTCCTGAGTCTTTCTCCCCATTAGCCATTCCTCGTCAAGCAGTTCTGCTTTACTATCTGCTACTCCGAATGGATTTCCTCCGTCAAAGTTATCGTCGTCTAGAAATTTAACCTGAACCTTTTTTCTGACAACCTTTGCATTTTTAAAGTCTTTATAATTTTGGAGTAGGTTGGTAATAATATTATTTTTATTAGCCACTCTTATTTTGGGACGCGCTAGCTTACCGTCTCCCAGTATATCAAACCCCTCACTCTCAAAAGCTAAAGGGAGATATTGGAGACCTTGCCATTTTATTGCTTTATCGAAAATAGCGCCACCGTGAAATCCCATAAATAAGGTGGGCTTACTGATTCTATCAGGGTAAACTCTAAACAACTCCAACACAGCAGTAGGCTGGAGATCTAAAAGACTACTCGCCGCTTTATTCTGTCCTTCTGCCGCCATATTT